CCAAACCCAACCAAAGAGGACACAGACGTGACCGAATTAGAAAAAGCACAACAGGCCAAAGAGCAGGCAGAGCGTGAGCGTGATGAAGCACTGACTGAACTTAAGCAATTTAAAGCGCAAAAGCGTGCTGATGAAATTGCAGCTTTAGAAACTGAGCTGAAAACACAGTTCAGTGCTGAAGATAAAACGGCTTATACCAATATGGATGATTCTGTTTTTAGCTTTGCTGCTAAACAGCTTCGTCAATTCTCGGCAGGTAGTCAGCAACCACCAGCCGGACAACAGCAACAGCCTGTACCGGCGGTAAATCCAGCATTTGCCCACCTGTTTAGTCATCAGGCGAACCCGGGGCAAGGTGGTCAGCCAAATAACAATGACACTCACAAATTCACTTCTGGTGCACAAGCATTTGCAGAACAAAATAAGGGGAAATAATTCATGACTATTCATTATGTACCACCTATTTCAGTCACTTCAAAACGGCTGATCCTGGACAATGAAAAGTTACGTCGTGCCAATGCCAAGGTGCCAACCGCCACAGCATTTAAATACGGTGATCTATTAACACTGTCAGATACCAATGTGTTGTCTCATGCTACTGATGAAAAAACATGGGATGTGATCTGTGGCCAGGATGTCACAGCAGCTGAAGCTACGATTAAGGCCGCTGACGGAATTGAAATTCCAGTGTATTACGGCGGAGTGTTCAGTATTGAAGCTGTATCTGTAAATGGAACCTTGCTTACAACTGCTCAATATGACGCAGCGCGTGCACAGGCAACTAAAAACAAAATCGAACTTTCTAAGGTGTAATTAACATGCCACAGTCTTTTAATCTTGAGGGCACTCCGCTCGAACTTCTTGATGTGGGTGAACTCGCACTGATTCACTCGAATTACCGTCCGATGGATACCTGGCTTTTAGACAAGCTTTTCCCAAATCGCCCGTTATTCACCCGTGATGATGTGCCTTTGGCTGAAGTGTCTGCCGAACATGATCTGGCGCCGCTGGTATCTCCGCAACAGCCTGGTAAGCCATTTGATACCACTCAATCTGGTGAAGTACGCCATGTTAAACCGGCTTACTACAAGCCAAAAAATCAGGTCACTCCGGCTGAAACTTTTGAAATTGCCTTGCTTGAGCGCTTACGTACTGCAGGTATCATCTCAACTGGTAACCAGCGACTATCTGAGCAAGAGCAAATGATCATTGCTCAAATCTCGGTAATGAAGCGCAACCATGATGCAATTGATAACTCTGTCATGATGATGGCGATTGATTTACTGAAAAATGGTAAATACGAGCTTCAATCAGATGATTATGAATACAACCTGGTGGATTACCGTCGTGATGCATCTTTGACATTTACGCCATTAACCAAATGGAATGAAGCGGGTGCCAAGCCGGTAACGGATATCCGCACCATGCTTGAACGTCAATTGGCGGCTGATGGCGGTGAAGCTAAGCTGTCTGTTATGTCTGGCTTGGTTTGGTCAGCCCTCTGGAACAATGAAGAATTCAAGAAAGAATTCATCACGCCGTATGCGGGTATTTCTGTTCCAGTGAATCCAAGCTTTGGTGTCAAAGAATCTGCGACATTCAAGGGCACTTTTGATGGAATTGAATTCTGGGTATATGACGCAACCTACCGCAACAAGGGCAAGGTGAATCGTTTTATTCCTAAGGATTACTTCTCTTTGATCTCTGATACTAATGGTTCAGTTGCTCACTGTAAGATTAAAAACATGTTGGCCAACGGCGTTGCTCAGCAATACTTTGATCGTCAGTGGTACTGCGAAGATCCAAGCGGAATCATGCTGATGACTGAATCTGCTCCACTGGTTGTACCTTCTAACAAGAATGGTGTCGTTGGTGGTACTGGCTTTATCACCCTATAAGGAGTAAGACATGCCAAAGTACACAGCAAAACAATCCATCGGGCATTTTATGCCAGGTGATGAAATCAAAGGGCTTGAAGCTAAACAACTTCAGGCCCTTTTAGCATCTGGGGCTATTGAAGAATATCAGGAGCCGGAAGAGCCAGAAGCAGACAATACCGCTGCACGTTTGGCTGAACTTGAAAAAGCCAATGCCGAGCTGACTGCAGTAAATAAAACCTTAGCAGATGACAAAGCCAAAGCTGATCAGGAAATTGCTGAGCTAAAAGCAAAGGTGGCTGATCTTGAAAAGGCCAAGCCTGCTACAAAACCTAAAGCAGATGCCAAGCCTGCAGACGAAACCAAGTAGGTGATCTATGTATGCGACTGAATCAGATTTGGTCGCACGATTTGGCGATGAGATTGAAAATCTGAAAACGATGCTTCCTTCTCAATCATCTGTCCAGGATGCAATTCAGGATGCAACAGAGGAAATTAACGGTCACATCGGCGGTCGTTATCCTTTGCCGCTGCCTAATGTGCCGAGTAATTTAAAGCGTATGACGTGTGATATTGCACGTTATCGCCTTTACTTTCAGCAACCAACCGAAGAGGTTCGACAGCGCTATGAGGATGCAATTTCTTTCCTTAAGCGTGTTGCTGACAACAAAGCACACTTGCAGATCCAATTGCCTGTAACAAACCAGATCGTGGATGACCAACCTAAAGGACGACCTTCAACCGCGCCGGTCGGTACTTCGTATACCGGTGGCGTGTTTGGGGATTCTATCCTGGATCAAATGCCCAGCATGAAGTGAGGTGTTTATGGCTTTCTCAATAACCATTCAGGCAGATAGTTCACCGATTGAAGCAGTACTTAAGCAATTAGATAATTTTGATTCGTTAAAGAGCCAGTTGTTTGATGAGATCGGTGCTGGGCTTGTGGATAGTGTGCAGCATCGATTCTTAACCGGTACTGGTGTGGATGGTAACCCGTGGAAGATTTCATGGCGTGCACGTATGCAAGGCGGTGAAACACTGCGCGATACTGGCCGCCTAATGAATTCCTACACACATAATGTTCTTTCAAGCGGTGTGGAGGTGGGTACAGATGTTGCTTACGCACCTCATCTGCATTACGGCGCAACAATCCTACCCAAGAATGGTCAATACATCACCTTTGCAGTTGGTGGGCAGTATCGCAAAGTGAAGCAATCAGTTCTACCACCACGGACCCAGCTCGGTATTAATGCTGAAGATGAGGTTATGGTTTTGGATATTGTCGGGAGTTTTATAGATGAGCACCTTCTTCGCGGTACGTGATGAGATTGTGGAAAAACTGAAAGAGATTTCGGAATTCAAGAAAATCTATACGCCGTTGAATTCGGTCGTGGTCACCGAGATGTCGCAAGTCACGCCGTCGGCACACGTCAATTTTGTTCGTATAGATAAAAAGGCAAGTGCAGGCCGTGGAAGTATCAATCAGATCGGCCAGCAATGGGCGGTCACAGTCGCATGCCGTAATGCTCAATCTCAGATGACTGATGGTCGGGCGGTAAGTGACGAAGCTGGACTACTAACAGAGAAAGTAATTCAGTTGTTTTCAGGCTGGCAACCACAAGCATCACGTACGGCGCTGGAATTTATTTCAGTTCGGGATGGCTACAGTCCAGGCTTTGCATATATCACAATTATCTTTGAATCACAGAAATTCATTTAGGAGCCAGTCATGGCAAAACAATATATGGCAACTCAGCCAGTCGGCCGCTTTCAAAAAGGCGATGTCATTGGCGGGCTGGATGATGCACAAATTAAGAAATTAGTGGCAGATGGCGTGATTCAGGAAGTACCTGAACCTAAAGCTGCTCCAGCCAAGAAAACCACAGGGGATGAAAAGTAATGGCTAATTCAAATGTGATTTCACTTCAAGGTGAGCTTCATCTAGCAAAAATGGTTAGCGGTGTACCTGCTGCATTATTGCCGGTTGGTAGTACACCAGAATTACAGATTGCAGTTTCTACCGAATCCACCGACCACTATGAGAGTAAAACTGGTCTACGTTCGAAAGATGCGGTGTTGTATAAGCAAACTGGCGTTGCCATTTCAGGGACTATTGAAGAGGTGACTAAGGAGAATCTAGAGTTAATCCTTAGCGGAAAATCAATTGAAATTCCAGAAGCTCACCTGACTGATATCACTCTTGGCGCTGTACAGGCCGGCGCTATGATTGATTTAGGCCACCGCAATTTAAGTGAAGTGGCTTTTAAGGATAGCTCGGATACTGCTATTGAGGCGGACAAGTATGTGCTTGATGCAGTTTTTGGCACAGTAATTTTTAATGAGGCTGTGACTGGTCCAGTTAAATTTTCTGCTAAAGCTGGTGCTAAGACACGTACGACAATTGCCAATAACATCGGGAATGAATATCGAATCCTTTTCAAAGGTATTGATACACTCACTGGTGACAAGGTGGTCTTGACGTTATGGCGTGTGAAATTCTCACCGGATACGGAATTTGATCTGATCCATGAAGACTTTGGATCTTACTCAATCGAAGGTGAGGCACTAGCAGATATCTCTAAAGCCAATGATGCTGAACTTAGTATCTTTGGTCATATTGAGCGTTTTAGCGTAGCAGCCTAACCCACACAGGCACAAAAGAATTACACGGCGCATTAGCGTCTTTTTTTGTGCCTGTTAAAAGTTTTTATTATTGATCTTGATCATCGGTTTATTGATGAGGCATATAAGAAGATGAGTAAGAAATCAGCGTAAGTTGGTTTCTTTTTACAATTAATTAATTTATCCATATGCTACTACCGATCAATAATAAAAATATGCAACGACAAATTATTTCTATAATAAAAAATGAGGTTGGATATGAAAAAAATAATTTTGCTAAGTTTTATGATTTTATTTAGTGGACTGGCTCAGGCTGAAAGTTATATTCAAGCAAAAAAACAGGTTAGGAGTAAGTTGGTTGCTTGTCTTAAGAAGCCTGATAATATGATGTTTTCAGCTGCTTTTAATGGATGCTTACTAGATGCTTCGGCTGAATTTATTGCAAAAGCGAATAATGAGTTTAATCAGAAATATAAGAAAGCGAATGCTACGGAGAAAGTAAATCTCTTAAAAAACAGAAAAATATATATGAACTCAATTAAGGGATGCGAGTCTTTTCAAGATTTAAGCTATGATGGCTACACAACTGAAGCCATTTGTAAACTACAAATGGCAAAAAACTACTTAAATCTCCTCACGAATGGAGCAGCCTCTTATCCAGAAAAGTGGACTATTGAGGATAAGGTAGATGAGCTGTTTATAGGCTATTGAGCACAAATATCTATACTGAACAACCTCCTTCTGGAGGTTTCTTTTTGCTTGAAAAATACACAAAGTCAGCTATAACTATTATTTATATTATAAAAATAGGAATAATCATGAAAAAAGTTATATTGCTGGCTTTAATAGCCTCTTTTGCTACAACGGTTTTTTCTCATGGCGGGCGTACTGATAAGAACGGTTGCCATAATGAAACAAAGACCGGTAATAGACACTGTCATTAACAGAAAGCACCTTCGGGTGCTTTTTTAATGCCTAAAATTTATCTCAGGATCCCATTATGAATAAACCAGTGGCAATATTTACCTTATGCGTGATTGCTGTAATAGTCTTATCTGTATTTACTTTTTTCGCTTTTAAGAAAATGAATTGTGATGGTGAGACAAAGTTTTTTATTTATAGCGGCACCCAATACAAGTGTTCAAATTATGAAAAGTAATGAGACCCCATCATGAATGATTTTTTTCTAGCAACAAATCGAAGTGTCAAGGTTAATGACATTGAAGTGCGCCAGATCCAGATGAAAGATTTTGATACCTGGGCAATGCATGCTGAAGTGTTAAAAAACTTCATCAAAGACCAAAATCATTCAGATGAGATTTTGACAGGGCTATTCAAGGCTCATGGTGTACAGGTCATTTCGACCATGGCATGCGTCACCGATCTGGACAATGAATCACTGGTAGAACTTGCTGCTGATGAGCAAGGATTTAAAGAGCTACTTAAGGCAGTACTTCTGGTCAATCAGACTTATTTCAAATACGAAAAGCCAAAACGCGGCATTAAAAAGAAAGATGACTCCACTTGGTTTGATTCATTCCAGTTTCTGGTATCAATGGGCCATCAGCATAGTGAAATCATGAAAATGACTTACGGTGCATTCCAGGACTACGTTAAGGCAGCAAACAAACTCTATAAGCAGGGAATCTTCAATAACGCCGTTGCAGCGCGTGTAGCTCAATCAGACAAGAAAGGCTTTGAGTTATTTAAGAAAGAAATGGTTACTGATTGATCGGACATTCTCCTAAAGTTATACACCCGCTTCGGCGGGTTTTTTATTGCCTGAAATTTAGAGGTTGCCATGTCTGATAAAAATTTAACATTCAAATTAATCATGGATGCCGACACTAAAGGCTTTGTTGGCAATATTAAGCAGTCTGAAGATACAGTTAAATCAGTATTCAACACAATTAAGCAAGAGTCTGATCGATTAAAACAAGCAACCACCGATGCCTCAAAAGAAATGGGTAATATCGTCCCTAAAGGCATTAGTGAATTAGCAGATAAGCTTTCTCAGTCTCTAAATGCTGCTACAGGCATTATTAAAGATGCTGGCGATAACGCAAAATCAACAGCAGGGAATTTTACGGATTTTGGTAATAGAGCCGAGAAGGCATTAAGCCAGCTTAAGGGTGATCTAGCTCAAGCCAAGCAAAACCTTGAAGCGTTTTCAAAAACTAAAGCTTCCCCTGCAGATATTGAAAAAGCACAAGTCCAGGTTAATCAACTAGAAAAAGAAGTACAGCAAGCTGATCAGGCTTTTAGTGGATTTCAAGCAGAAATAGGCAAAGCCAATACAAGTTTAAAAAATACTGATAGTGCAGCACAAACAGCTCAAAAAGGGCTTAATGGTGCAAAATTCGCTGTAACAGCACTTGT